CTTTGATCTCGTGATAAACCTATGACATTTCTATTTTGAGCTCTTGCGAGCTGTGTTTCTTTATTAAAGAACTTGAGTCCTTCTTGAGCATATAGGGCATCCTTTTCTCTAGCTCTTTGTCTTTGTTGGGCTCTTAACCCTGCATTAGCATCTACGCACACGGCAAAATTCAATAAATGTTATGTTGTTCGGCCCATGTTTTAACTTACGTAAAAACTTGAAGCCAAGAAACTTGAGTAATCTAAGATGTACTGTGTTTCTACTGTCAACTATATTCCAGAGGAGTGGCTCAGTACGGCTATCGACATACCGTTTGGCCTCTCTTGCGAATGAAATTGGGTATCGGTGTATTTCTGGAGTGCAAAGCATCCATATATCACCTTCTTCTCCTACTCCACCCATTCCAGCAGTCTTGCCGTCAGGCACTGTAAAATACACGTAGGAGGAGTTTTGAGACATCAAAGCGGGTAAGAGGGCTGATGGTATCCCATGGCCTTCTTCAACCTCTCTGCGGTCATCTGGACGGAGATTAGAGGCAACCTGAGCGGCAGCCTCCAATGTAATTGGGTGTATGTGGTAATTAGACACGTTTATAAAACTTGGGTGAATAGTCACCTTCCCAAGATACAGCACGTAGTGTAGTTGGGGCAGGGTGTGATGATTTTAATACTATATCAACATTTGTGTTTTTTTCATATACAGGTACGGTTTGTATATGTTCATCTAGATAAGGTGATCTTGACGCTTGATAAGAGTCTAAAACTGTTGACTCATATACATCTGTATAATCGTTTTTACCTATACGTTGAAGTGTAGTTTCGTAAAGACCTACCTTGCCGAAATGAAATTTAATTCTATGCAAAACTAAAGATGAGTTTACATCAGATCTTGAAATATTACCGTCTGTTTTTGTAGGATAAAATGTAGGAAACTTAACTTCATACGGGTATAAGTAGCCTATTGTAAGTGTTACTCCTTGCCAATTACCGGGTACAGTAAAGCTCGTACCTGATACTGTACATTTAGCGTATCTACCTTGTCCATCGGTAGGTGCTGGAGTACCACCTTCGTCAATTATCACAAGTTCGTGGTTAGGTGAGGTGACTGTATTTAGCCAGCCCACATTACTGAAGGTTGTGGTGTTGCTAGCTGGGTCATAGCCACCACCGCTAACAGTAGTATGATTATCCACATGAAGTAAGAAGTCGACATTGTTAATAGTTGTTGAAGGGTCTGAGCTAGATTGTACTAACTTAATACTTTGTAAATAGTAATCACTATCTAAAAAGAAATATTCATCATTAATAATAAAATGATAAATTATAGGATTGTTTAGTTTCCATTTAAACCATGCAGCCTGCTGCCTTTTGTCAGCTATCTGAAAATACTTGTAACCAAATACTTCATCTGAACCTGTCTTACCTAGTAATATCATAGAGTTTTCTCTAGAGTTCGTAAGTAAATCTATATCATTAGGAAGCAGTGTTGGTACAATTTTACTTACCTCTACAACAGTAGGCTCTCCTTCTCTTTGTACGTTAGCCATTTCATTAAATCGACTAAACCTACCAGAGTTGTCAACATAAGCAATAGTTGTACCTAGTGATATGGGAGGTATAGTTTCATTATAATTGTATGTAGAGACACTACGTAACTTAGCTGTATCCGGGTTCAGAATAGTATCATCTGATGAAAGTAGGAATTGCTGGTTTGTGCTAAATACTACCAAACCTGTATTTGTCTCGATACCATCAAACAATTCTGAAGGAAACATAGAAGCAGCAGATATATCAATCGGGTCAGCTGCTGATACAGTTAGAGCTGTTTCGACGAAAAAGTCTGGTAGTGGTAACGTACCCGGTCGTGACGTTATTACATTTTCACCTGATAGCAGTGCTAATCTGTTACGAAAAAACAATACTTTATTTATTCGTGAACCTACAAATGATGGCATAGGATTAGTTGTGTCATCACCAACTCTTCTATCCTGATAATCAAATTGCCTAACGGTAAACGCATCAACGGCTGTACGCTGTATAGCCAATGGCATGTTAGTTAGCTCTTTAGGTATACTAGGTTTAGCACACTCAACCCAAGATCCAGCACCATCCTTTTCATTTTCACCTTCAAATCTTAGATAGTAGTCGTCTTCTTCTGCTCGTAAAGCGTTAGAAACTTTTACAATATAACCATGTTTACACTGGTTAGGTAGTGATTGTACATCATTTACAGCAGACTGAAAACATCTCATTAGATCGTCTTCTACAACACTAACTGTAAACGGATTATTACTATGTAAATATATACCATTACCTATATGCTCACCTGTAATACTAGCTGGTAATTCATCTATAATACCACCAATAATAGTGTCAGCAGTAACAGCTGTGTCAGAATCAAAGGGTGTAGGAGATGGCCGTACAAGTCCCGAGTCGTTGCCATCAGCAGTAATTGTAGCATTGATCTGTGTCTCTTCGTGATCTGTTACACGTATAGTATACGTAACAGCATTGCCACTAGGATTACTAGAGCTTACTGATGCACCACCAGCTGCCGCAGTTAATGAAGCAGTTGTATCTCTATCTGCTGTAGCGGTACTCCATCCTTCACCACCATGTAGTAGTATAACCTCTCTGTTGTAACTACATCTATAGTTTGCACCATCTGGCCCTTCTTGTATAGCAGTATAGTTTGGACTTACACCTTGTTGACCTAAAGTATTAATTCTAAATATTAAGTTTTTACCGTTACCTGAGCCTATGCCTGATGCGTTACCTTTAGAGTTTTGAAATACTTGTGTACCAATACCGGGGCAGTGTCCTGTTCCATTACCTTCATCTAAGTTATCACTCTGTATTTTAACACGTGTAGCACGTTTAAGTGTGGTAACTACTGTACTATTATTAAGATCTAATCCATACTGCCTACCATTTTCTGTACGTAATAGTTCTACAAAAGCATAATGATCGTGTGGTGTATCATCTGTTGTTCCTGTTGTACCAACAAGAGTGTTAGCATTAGTAGTATCACGGCTATTAACAAAAGTTGTATCGTTAATTGTGAGAAACTGGAGGTTTTCTGGTGCACTTGTTGCTAAATAGTTTTGTACATGTGTATTATCTAAAACACAGGTTGCAGTCGCAGCATTACCAAAAGGGTTTACACTCATAGTAATAGTAGGTGCAGAAGTGTAACCAGTTCCGGCATCAGTTACAGTGATTCCTGTAACCTGACCATTTGCATTTATACTAGCAACACCTGTAGCTCGATTAGTTGCTAGTCCAGTTTGTGGATCTGAAAATGTAACTGTAGGTGCAGAAGTATAGCCACCTCCAGCATTAGTTATAGTTATTGTTTTACTAATAGCAAACGCTGTAGTCATTAGCTGACCGTCACTGCAACGCCAGACTCTGACTTGTCCGTTGGATGCTACTTGTCCAATATAAGACCCTTCTGTCTCATCACGGAAATAATGAAACCACGAACCTCCACTCTGTACACTAGCTAGAGCGTCTGTACCTATGCGTTTAGCACCCGGTCTTTTAAATAGACCTTTGGTTAAGTCTGGTATTGCATTTGTTACCTCTGATACCTGACCGGGAAACTTTAGCTGGTCAGGCTGTTCTGACATTCCTAGTGAGTATTGAGGGATAGTTTGTGTGATACTTGCCATTATCGTCTAAGGTTTCTCCAAGGTTGATAAGTTTGATATGCTGTATCATCTTCAAATCCAAACATACTATGGTCGCCCTGATTACACTCGTACTCCATAAGAGCAGCTCTTGCAATAGCTTCTTGTTGAGCTAACAGTTTTACTAACTGAGGGTTTGCGACTAGCTTAGTAGCAGCTACTCTTGAAGCTCTGTATGTTATGTATCTTCTAAAGACAATAGGTAAATCTTCAAACTGATATAGTCTGACAACATCAAGATCTAAGTCACCTGTAAAAACATCTGTGTGATCTTGCTTGTCATATAAAAACCCATTACGACGTACAAAGTTATGTGTACGACGGGCTTGATTATCATGTAAGTCCATTGAAAGTATATCATTACCAATGGGTATTTTACCATCAGAGTTGATAGAAAACTTTACATGCTTTTCTGTGTTGTAATGCCACCCCTCTGCTTGCGTGTCTACGTTAGCATCACGGAGTAGGTTATAAATTATTGCCACCTCTGGGTTGTCAAAAACTCCATCAGCATTTAGTGTAAGTGCTGTAAGAGGTGCTTGTCCGATAGCCCCCAGTATACTGTTTACTGCGGATAGTTCGGTATCGAGATCAATAGTTGTGGAAGCCATAAATA